CGATGCTCTGAGTTACTTCCAGAAACTCGCTGAGGAGTGATCACTCATATAGTCTGATATTATCAGCACGCTTCAAGGTTTCACTCACATACTGGGTGGAACCTTTTCTGTATTCCATAATATTATCTACATCGTCTAATACTGTTGGAACATAAAGTTGTTTAAGTAGAAAAATATTTCTCTTTTTTGTTTGTATATCTTCTTCGTAAGTGTAGTTTGTTACAGCACTGACTTCACTCGCGGTGATATATTGTCTCAACCTATCATCATAGTAAGTCACTGAAAAATCACTAGGCACTTGCTGCTCACCAGGAACAATCACAACTTCATTGCTATTTTTTATTTCTATTGTCTCGTAATGATGCACTCCATTATATAAAGAATCATAACTTCCATACTTTGCGAGGCAATACTCATCAAAACGATTTTGTGATAATGGCCATTCAGTTTGAACGTTTATTATATTATTACTTTGTAGAACAATCCAATCTAGAGTCGGATCTCCATATACTTTCGCAGCCACATTATCTGGACGATCATCACCCTGTATTTGATATTTTGTGAAGAAGGTAATATCTTGGAAGATATCTTCACGAATGACACCTTTTTTGAATAAGTTTTTTACTTGAATATAATCAGAGATCTTCGCATCAGGAAGTCTGTTGACATATTCAAAGTTTGGTAAACGATTGAAGTAGTTTGACATTTTAGAAACCTATTTCGGCTATACCACCTGGACCTAAGTCCTCGCCTGGTTGAGCGAATTCGTTTGCAGTATCATAGTCCTCTGCGAATACTGGATCAATCTCACCAAAAGTTAATGTCATTTGATAAGAGTGCATAGATCCATCTCTATATGTAGCATAAGTTCCTTGAGGAGTATAATCCACTCTCATGTCTTTAAGGACACAATCTTTAAACTTATGTAGTGAGTCATGTTGATCATTTTTATGTAAGTATCTTAGTTTAAAAAAGTCTGGCGAACCTAAGAAAAAAGATCCCTCCTTTCCTTTTTTAACAGCCATTGATCTCTTCAACATGTTTATGATAGTTTTTATTCTAACTGCTTCGGTGTCATTTCTAGGGGACATTAAAAATACGATGGGGAAATCTCTCAGCACTGGACCTTTAAATAGCAACTCAAGGTTAGGATTTAAGATCTGTCCCTCAAATCTTGAGGATAAAGTATTAATAGTTTGATTAGAAAAACCACCCAGAGCAGCAGATGCAGTTGCACTACCTATAAGATTTTTCACTGATTGTTTATCGGCAGCAAGGTTTTCCCTTAATCTATCAAACCCTCCTCCTATTGTACTACCCTTACCAGCCGCCTTGTCGGCATCACTTTCAAATAGTTTTTTGATGCCTGCGATTGCAGTGGCCTGCAGGAAGTTCATTGTATTTCCATCATAATCAACTGTATTTGCGTCTCTTATGTTTGATTGTATTGGAAGGTATATGGTTGTGAGTGTTTTTTCTTTTCCTTGTTCGTTTAATGTTGCTCGTTGTATTTGATCGTTATTATCTCTTATTTGTTTCCCTCCAGAGAACCTAACTGGTTCTCTGTCCATTATTCTGATTTCAAGTGCGTCCTGAGTTGCTAAATCAAGATCTTCTGGATATGATATTTGTGATACTCTCTTAAAAGGTTTTGATTCAAAAGGATCCCGACCGCCAGGTGCAAATGGATTATCGTATGATTCAGGGATTGGTTCACTTTCAACAGGTTTGTTTGTGTTAAATAATCTATTTTGTAGTGAGCTATCTTTATTTTTAAAAGTGTCTGATAAGAGAACTCTCTCTCCATCCTTTCCAGATCCATCTTGAAATGACTGGTTGTTTACTTGATTTTTTACACCTTTAGCAAAGGTTGAATCGCTGTCATTCAAATCAGCCAAAAGATCATCATATCCATTTACTTGGTCTTTTGAATTTTTTATAGCGGTAAAATCTACTGCCGTAGAGTTAAGTGGAAACTTTGGGTCATCATCTGCACCTAAGTATGTTCTACCTCCGTCAGATGAAATGGCAATTGGGACATATTTTTCACCCTTCTTGTCACTTGCATAAATGACATTATATGATTTATATTCTGGAGTATCTATATCACCAGTGAAAACAGTCATGGTCCTGACATAGGTGTAATGAACCTCTGTGTTTGAGGGAGCACCATTTGATCTACCCACAGGTATCTTATAAAAATTTTCATCAGTAATATATGTACTGTTAAAAGGTTTATCTAAATTTTCCTGACCATTTTGTATGTACTGTGCGTCACCATTGATGACCTCTTCTGCGTTGCCTCCTTCAAACGTTGATTGTCCCACTACGGTATCCTTTTTTTATCTATTTAGTGATGAACTTGCCATATCTGACAGAGAGTAGGTCATCGAGTTCATTTCTCTGAACAATGTAGACCTGACCTGCAATTTCATTCCATGTGTATTGTCTTGTCTCTCTATGATGAAAGTTTGTCCCACGAAATCCCCATGCAAATAAATCTGTGACTGCGACAAGTGGGTGTTGATCGTATCTGATTCCAGGTGTTTTAGCGTTGTAAACGAAAGTGCAAATGCTTCCAGCGTCAGGTATTGGCGTAACTGTATCACTCAGTGCATCCATGATCATTACCATCTGATCTTCCTGATCCATGGTTCCACCATTTAGTTCAGATAGGATGGGTTCGATACGGTTCATTTGATACCCAGTTCTCTTTCGGTTATAATCTTAAACTCTATTCTACGATCAGCACAATACTCTTGTGCTGCTTTCCACTTTGCTTGATTGACTGCGTAAGTCTTACACTCATAGATATAAGATTTTGTCACTCTTGACTTTTTCTTTGGTGGTGCAGTTTGTTTCTCTGGTTTGACTTCAACCACATAGGTTTTGATCTTACCAGTTGACTCCTTTACCTTGATTAGAAAGTCAGGAAAATATCTATGAACTCTATTGTCGATAGGAGAGATGTATGGGATACAAAACTCTTCTGATCCCCATGCTAAAATGTTCTCGTTGAGGTCACACCACCTACAAAACTTGCGTTCCCAACTACTTCGGCATATAATATTACTTGCATCACCCTTATACTTCGTAGGATGCGAAGGTTTGTATTTACTTTTAATACTTTCTCCCATACATAATATATAAGGTTAAAAACTATTTAGATGTCATTAGAAGCAACCTCAATATCTGACATTAAGTCCAACATTTTAAGACCTGCGACAACCTCACAATTCTACGCGAGCGTTCCCTTTCCACAAGAGAGTCTCATCGCAAACAGGTTGCAAAAGTTATTGGGACCAGATCAAAGAAAACTTACTCTTGCTTGTAGTGAGGTAAGTCTTCCCGGTTCGTCATTTGCAACTACAAAAATAGACAATGATAGAACTGGTGTTACAGAGACTCATGCGTATCGTAGACTCTATGATAATATAACTCTCACATTTTATGTTGATGCTGAAAAATATTTACCGATTAAGTTTTTTGAAATGTGGATGACCCACATTGCTGGTGAGGATCTTCAGGCGACAAATATTTTTAGCAATAATTTCAGTTACAGATTTAGATATCCTGATGATTATGTTTCCGACCAGGGATTGACTGTGATTAAATTTGAAAAAGACTTTCTTACTCAAGTTAAGAAACCAAATCTGTTAGAGGATATTGTTAATATTATTGCTGGAACAAATTTTGGAGATACAGTAAACAAACAAACAGGAACCTCTCTAAGATACACTTTTAAAAGGGCTTTTCCTATCGCAATGAATTCGATGCCTTTATCATATAATGCATCACAACTTCTTAAAGTAACTGTGACTTTTGCATATTCAAGATATGTTGTTGATGGCATCTTAAACAATATCACTACTGAGGGTGATATTCTTGCGTTTATGGAGGATCATGGAAGATCTCGTCAAGCTGCCGCCACTATTTTAGAGGGTGGATTTATTGAAAGTTCCACTGACGATCCAGGATTCCTTCTCAATTAATCAATCTAAATAATCACACTGAAAAACTCTTCGGGACATTATGCCTTTACCAAAGATTGCTACACCAACTTATGAACTTGAGTTGCCATCAAC